ATGTTATTTTCCTTGCTTAGAGGTTTCCCCGGCTGTCGCTAAGCCGTCCGCCAGGAAGAGAGGGGCGGTCAGGCGGGGTAAATCTTCCTATGACTACCTATGCACAAAAATCAATAAAAAAGCCCCAGAGGGTCACTCTGGGGCTCTTCTTGCTGCTAGACTTCTTAGACGCCTGCCGTACCGAAAATGTTACGGGCATCGTGCCAGCCGGTCGCGTAGCGCTCGGTGGCCTTGTAGCGCATGGAGTCAGTCTCGAAGTCACCCTCCATGGACTTCTCCATGGGACGGCGCATTACGAGCATGAGACCATTTTCGCAATCGGTCTGGACCCACCATGCCTTCGAGGAGCTCAGACGGGTTACGACGTGCGTACCCTTCGGGAGCATTCCAGTAGACTTGATTGGGTTCAGATCGTTGTCAGCGGTTCCGGAGCGGAGAACAGACTTGAGGATGACCTCAGCCTGGAACTCGAGCGCGGGAGGAACAACCAACTGCTCCGCCTTGAGGCGGATACGCTTGCCGTTGTTGTCAATCGCGGAGCGGATCTGAATAAGGATCTGCTCGACCGAGGTCTGCGAGAGGTTGGCGGCGGTGCTGAGCGCGTTGCTGTAGGTCAGTCCGTTAGCGACCGGGTGAGCGGTGTTAACAAGCGTGACGCCGTCGCCGCCGACGTAGCCGGCTGTGAAGGCAAAGTTCAACAGGTTAGCGCAAAGCGTTTCCTTGGTCTCAATCATTGACTGAGCAAGGTGCTTGGCGAAGGTGCTGCCGATACGGATGTGATCGCCGTCTTCCATCAGAACCTTGGTCAGGGCATATGCCAGGCCATAGATCTGATAGATGAAACGGGTGATGTACAGCGTACCGCCCTGATCGTACGAAACAGGAGTTCCGTCGGGCATTGCGGGTGCTGCGTTCATACCGTAGAGCATTACTTCTTCGTGATAGTTACGGGGAATACCTTGGATCTGCTGAACAAATCCCTTCCACTCATCATCACGCTGGGCGTAAACGCCATCAAAGACTTCGTTGATAATCGGTTCGACTACCGCACGAAAGTCTGTACTACGCATTGGGGTTGCCATTGCTTAATCCTTTCTTTCGTTAATTAGACCGAAACCTTTGGATACACAAACGTGTTGTTTGCGATCTTGACCTGAACAATCGTGTAAGTGTCACCCCAAGCGTTTAACTCGCCCGCGGGGAAAGCAACCTCACGTCCCAAACCAACAACACGGACCTGGCCCTGTGTTCCGTTAGCAACTGCTGTGTCGTTCAGAGCGCAAGTTGAGAAGAACGCTCCGCCGTTGCCGATGGATGTTCCACTCGCGGGGGTCAGCCCGGTAGCGGTCTCAAAGTTGTACTGTGAGCCAATGGCTGCCGTTGTGGCGGAGCCGTTGACCTGCGCCTCGTACACCAACTCAGGATCTGAGAAGATCCAGAAGATGATGTCCGTGGAAGCGTCCAAGGTTGCCTTGGATGCGCCCTTAGCCACAGAGCGACGTCCTTGGGAGTCGGTGAACTCCACGCCGTCAAATACGCCGAATACGGAGCCGGAAGCGGACGCCGATGCGGCAATGGTCAATTGGCCTGATGTTGTAAGCCCTACTGGCTGGAACTGGAAGAAAGACTGACCAGCGGTTAGCGAGTACGGTGCGGTGTACGTGGTGCCAGCGATAAAGCTGTTCGTGCCGACAAAAGGAGTCGCACGATCAAGACCACTGGGGTGGTACACGGGCTTCAGACCAAAGGGTTTTAATGTCGTTGCCATTAGTTTTCCTTTGTTTGTTGAAGAATGTTATTGGAAGCGAATGTTGGCATTCGCCTTTGCGGTTTCTTTTTCCATCTCCAGAATTCCACCTTCCAAGATTGACCGTCCGCCTTTGCCCTCTTGCGAGTTGCTTCGAACAGATGCGGTGATGTTACGTTGATGCTCCAGTGGGTCCTCCAGGTGAAGCATTCTCATAACTTCTTGGTAGATCTCCTCTGGGATTTTGAAGAGAACCATCTCATTACAACTAACACAGCCTTCAAACTTGCCTGAACTCATCTTGCCCAGCGATTCAAAGCCCTTGCCTAACTCAGCGGCTTTCACCGGCTCATAGCCTAGTGCTAAACGTTTGTCGATACTGTCGTACTGGTTCGTGGTGCTCAACCAGCACAGGTGAAATCCCGGAATTGCATCTTTCGGGAGATCAGGCAGCGCGCTATTCTGCCATTTATCACGGAACGCATCAATGCGTTCCCGGCGCAATTCGTTGTCTGCATCAGCGGCGGACCGCTGCTTTACCTCTGCGACTCTATCTTCCAATCGGTCGTCTAAGTCGCGTTTAATTCTTGCGTTTGCCATTTTTAGCCCCTATTCTGTTTGTCGTACGAAGCGTAAGCCTTGATCATTCGGTTGCGAGCTGCGGGGTCGTCCCACGCTCCTGCGTCCTTGATCGCCTGAACACGCTCTTTTGAAAGAGTGATCGTGTTCCCTGGTTTTGCTGATGGGTTAGCCGATCGCGTTGACGCTGTCGGATTCGCCCGTCTCACACCACCAGACTTCGCCGAATACCTATGGGGTAGGCGTGTTGATAGCCGACTGTCCAGCTCGTCCCAGTACTCAGGATCTGCGGGGTCCCAACCCTCGTCGGCCATCTCCTGGTCAACCACCTTGGCAATTCGACTATCTGTGTCTCGCGCCTGGGGGTCATACCACTTATTCTTTTGCAGCCAGCCCGTTGCGTTGCGCTGAACCTCCATCGAGACTTCATTCGGGACGTTCTGCTTAGGCCTCTTGGCCTGCTCCAGCTGCTGCTTCTTGTAGGCCTGGATCTGCGCCAGTCTCATCTTTGACTCTTGCAGCTGCTCCAAAAACTCTACCTGTCCTGCATGATCGCCTGCCTGTGCGGCCTGCATCATCTTCATCTTGGCGTACTCGACGCGAGTTGCTTCGTCTTCGAGTGCCTTGTCTACCTGTGCGAACTGGTAAGACGCCGCGGTGCTCTCCACCGCCGCCAGCCGTCGGGCCAGCTCTTCGTTGCGTCGCTCCAGGGCGCTTATCTTGTGCTTAGAGGATGCCTCACGCTGCTTGGCTAGCTCTTTCTTGAGCTTTCTCTCCTCACGACGAGCCTCGCGAATCTTCTCTCGGTCCTCGTCATCCTCTTCATCATCGCCCTTGGAGGAATCGTCAGACGCCTGGCTCGACTCGGAGTCATCGTCTTCGTCGTCGGAATCAGACTCTTCATCTGATTTCTTAGCCTCTTTTTCGTTCTCAAAGGGGTCTTTTTCTTCGTCTACGGCAACCAAAACAGTGCCGTCGTCCTGCTCCTTAATAGGGAGCTCCTTCTCATCTTTTTCAGCCATTTTTCACTTTCTACAAAGTTTAGTCAACGAAGGCTCTCATGCGCTGCGCGTGCTCAAAGCTGCGGATTCTGGAGATGATCTCGCGCGCCTGAATGGTGATGAACACCACCGGCGATCCGCCATCTTCCGGGTTGACCACGAAACGGTCTCCGCCGTACTTGATGGTGCGAACCAAGTCTCCTGCGCTGCACCAGGGACCCTCGGGCCAGGGCTCGAGTGTGTCCGGGCTCTTGTACGCCAGGGGGCCTACCTGCTTGACCTTCGCCACCGTCTCATTAAATCTGAGGGTTGCCTTGGTCTCGTCCACCAGGATAATACCGCCCTTGCTCATCGTCTTCTCACGCCGCAGCTGGACCAGTACACGGTCGCCTGCGACATCAATGCCCGGGTCTATGTCTGGGAAGCACTCCGCCTCCGTGCGTAGATCAGGCTCCTCTTTTTGAACCACATCAAATGCCATACCGGCACTCCTTTCTTAGGCTATTCAGCCTCTTCTTGTTCGGTCAAGATCGAATTGATCTCGTCCAAGGTCCTTTGCAGACCCTCCCTCTTTCCTAGCAGCCTCGTGTACTGCTGGAACTCTTTGATGTTCCGCCCTGTCACTAGGGCGGCATCAACCTCTCGGATCTCGTCGTTTACACGACGAATAATTTCAGACACAATGTCTCGCATAAAACCACCTATGCAAGACTTTTAGAACTACCGCCCCAAATTAGTACAGGGATCCGCTGGTGCCCTTCAGGTTGTTGTAGGGGCCGATCTTGTCAGCGTTGGCAGTCTTGGACTGGGCGGCGCCTTTTTTCCAGTTATTGTCGCGGTGCGACCCGGATGTGCCGGAGTCCGTGGTCTTGTCCCCCGGTCCGCCAGCGTATCCGGGTGTGCCAGTCATCTTGTAGGCCTTACGAAAGCCGAGTTCCTTTTCCATTTACAGTGCTCCCTTTGGTGGTTGGTTTAGTTGTTGCTGACTTGCCATTTCAATTTGTTTCTGGTTGTCGATCATCTTTTGCACGGCCTGCGCCTCCTGCTGGTACGTCTGCTGCTCTACCTCGATACCGTGCTGGCGGATGTCCTGGTCGGCGGCGTTGATCGCGTCGATCGCTGACATTGCCTGCTCGTGCTCGAGCTGGACCTGCAAACCGTCCATCTGCATCCCTGCTTGGATGTCCGCCACGCGCTCGCGGGAGGCGTTGTTGATGTTCGCGAGAACGATGTCCTTGGCGTTCTTTTGGCTGTTGATCTTGGCCTCGGTCGTGAACTTGGTGAGAAGCTCCTGGACCTTGCGCTCGAGCTCGGCCACCTTGAGCTGGTAGTCCTGCTGGTGCTTGGACATCTCCTGCTGGAGCTTCGCCTGCGCCTCCTGCGACTTGCGCTGGGTCTCCGCCATCTGGGTCTTGAGTATGACCTGAGCGGTCGGGTCCTGCGACGCCGCCTGCTCCATCTTCGCCTGCTGCGCCTGCTGAACCTTTTGCGCTAGCTGCTGGATCATCGGTGCCGCTGCCTGGAACGTGATCTGCGCGTCCTGCGAGACCATCTCCGCCGCCAATGACAGCGCCTTCTGGTCCTCCACGGAGAGAGGCTTCTCCTCGTGCAGCCCGATCGTGTCCTGCCCATTCGCAGCCTGCGCCACGTACGAGCGCATGGACTGCAGGTAGTGCAGCGTTAGGTGCTGCTTGATGTGCTCGAGAGCATGAGGAGCAAATGTTGGTCCGATTAGCGGGCTGCCACCGTAGTTGGGGTCCTGAGCGTACGCCAAGTGTACCTTGATGTGCGCCAAGTGATCCTGATCCGGGTAAGCCGCCGCGGGGCGGCTCATGGACAT